TTCTCCTTTAAGTGTCTGTTTTTTATTAGTTTTATCAATATATTCAACAAAGAAATAGTAATCATAATCTGTTTCAGCAGATAAATGATCGATATATGCATTATATGTACAATTTGCTCCTTCACTAGCCGTCTCGTGTCTATAAATAGTGGCTGCTTCAATTATATTAAATCCCAATCTGTGAGAATCGAAATAGCCAATTTTATCATAATCAATTTTGCCTTCTAAAGATGCAACTGTTTCACCTGTATTTGCCTTTGCTTTTAAATCAGCCATATTAAAACTCTTGGTTGAGAAAGAAAGAACTTCTCCGTAGTAATATTTAGAACCATCATAAAAGAATGATACATAATAATATTGTTCTGTTGGAGCTAAATTCATAGCTATTACTGAAAATTCATTGCCTTTAATATTGCTTCCTTTTAAAACCCATCCGTTTTCTTTGGTTGGATTACTATTCTTTGATACGATGAAACCATAATTGGTTACTCCTAACCGATCTTCTTCAAGTGCTGTTGAATTTACATTCCCTGTTAGCGTTGCGCTTACAACTTTTATATCAGATGCATCTACTGTTACAGACACTTCCGGAATCTCTTTATTGTCGTCATTATCATCCGTGAATGTAGAATCTTTACTGCATCCCATAATCACTAGTGCAGCCATCATTAAAAATAAAATATTTTTCATTGTTTTACTTTAATTATTTGGTTTTATATTGTTGTTTTGATTTCCGAATCTCCAGTTGGAGTAGTTGGAGTTGGATTTTAAATAGTCGGTATTATTGACATCTATATAATTGTTAGTAATACTGAAATCATTTAATAACTGTAGATTTACCATACTTTCGGGGAGTTTTCCTGTAATGCTATTGTTTTCCAATCTTAATATTATAAGGTTTCGTGAATCTCCAATGCTCTCTGGGATTGTTCCACTAATTTTGTTGTCATTCGCATATATAAATTGCATAGTTTTTATTTTAAATATGTTTTCTGGAATAGAAGAAGATATTTCGTTGTTATCTATAGACATGTAGACTAGATCTCCTTCTATTGGGTTGCTATTCATACTAAATGATTCAAATTTATTGTGATTCAACTCTATAGAATGTAATCTAGGTAATTGGAAGAAGAACTCTGGAATAGCATCTGAAAAATTATTATGAGAGAGATCGACAATTTCCAATTCTTTACAATTCTTCAAAGATTCAGGTATGGTTCCTGAAAAGTTACAATTTTTAATTGCTATGTGTTGAAGTTTCGTGAGGTCGCCAATATTGCTAGGTAATTTTCCACTCATTCTTGTGCCTTCAAAACAAAATTCTCTTAGGTTTTTAAGTGATGTTATACATGATGGTAGCTCTCCTTCTATATAAGCGTCGCCAGGAAGCCAAATACTGCTAACAAATGCATCGTTGATTGCTCTAATTCCATACCATTCACTTATTGGTTTGTCGCTGCACCAGTTTTCATTTTTTGTCCATTCATCGCCATTGAGAGCTTTGTAAAATTTTATAAGAGCAATTCTTTCTTCGTAGATAGGTTGAGTTATCTTTAGTGTGTCAGATATGGCATTCTCTTCATTATAAATAATGATGAGAGCTGATTTTACAACTTCATCATTGTTAGATAATGCATTGATCGTAAGTTCGTTTTCCGATAATGTGTAATATAACCATCTGTCGTTATCTTTTACTCCTTCTACTTTAATCTTGAATTTCCCTGTTGCATTTATAAACATGGTTTGATAAGGGCTGCTTGGATTGATTGTTAGTTCGTGCTTATCAAATGTAAGTATTTCGAAAGTATTTATTTCATCATCGTTTTTATCAGTGTTACATCCAATTATTAAAAGAATGACGATTATTAAGTGTAAAATATTTCTCATCATGTAGGTCGCTTGGTTTGTTTATTATTCTGTAAAAAAAGGGGATTATATGTATAGT